GCCGCGCACCTGCTCGGGTCGGTCTGAGACGAAGTCGTGAATGATGTCCTCCGCCGGAATGCGGGTGTGCGTGCTGCCGCGGATGCCGCTGGTGGCCTGGTACAGGTCCCCGGGGTGCGCATTCTTGAGGTGGTAGGCGACGGGGCGGCCAAAGCCGTTGACCTCCACACCCATGCGGATGGCGTTGTAGCCGCCTTCTGCCGGCTTGTTGAGCTGGGTGTCGAGCCGGTCAATGTCGAGCTGCTGGAAGGCCAGGCCAAAGGGGTTGCCGGCTGCGCTGCCGCGCACGATGTAGAAGAGGTATTCACCATCGCGGGCGGCGGCCTTGATGCCGAGCTGCTGCAGGCCGGTCATGCTGTGGCGGCCGGTGACGTCGCAGACGCCTTTCTTGCAGAAGCGGTCCCACGCGGACTCGATGGCGTCGTTGGCCAGGGTGTCGGGCTTGGATGGGGCGTCGTACACGCGCGCCTGGAAACGGAAGCCGTTGGGGCCGACGACGTTGGTGACGACCATGGTCAACCAGTGCTTGACGTATTCGTCGTCATTGGCGAGCTTGCGCGAGCGGGCGCGCACGGCATCGAGGCTGCGGTGAATGTCGCTGTTGGCGCTGGCGCTGATGGTGCTCCAGCCCTGGGTGAGCCGGTTTACCTGTGCGGCGGCGTAGTTGCGGCGCTGCGCTGGGCGCTGTGGCGTGAGCAGCTTGATGGGCGTGAGGCCAGCGCGCTCCTGAGCGCCGGGGCGCTGCTGGCGCCACTTGCCAAGCCCAACGCTGCTCTTTTGTGCAACGCGGCTGGCGTCATACCATGGGGTGAGGGCTTGAGTAGTCATCGGCTTGTGAACCTGACGTGGATTTGGTTGCGGGGCGCCAGGCCAGCGGCGATGCGGGCGGCGTTGTCTTCTCGGGCCACCTCGGCCTTGAGCTTGTCCCGAAAGGCCAGGAATTCCCCCGGACTGTGGAACTGCTGGCGCCGGCCGTTGATCTCGTAGCCCTGCATGTAGGCCTTGGAGCCATAGGATTCGAGCAGCAGATTGACCGCGTCCAGCGCTTTGCGCGCGCTGCTGCGGGTGTCCAGCGCAGTGACGACGCCGGGGTCGGCGTCGATGGTGATGCTGCCGGTCTGCAGGGTGTAGCGCTCGGCCCCCTTGACGGCGTAGCAAACCCAGGAGTAGGCGCCTGCCGCCCAGGTGGCGGTGGTGGTGCTGCCTACTTGCGATAGATGGTCGTCACCGCTGGCGGAGCTGGTGATGGTGATGACGGTGCCCGCCGTGCGCGGGATGAGTTTGTAGACCATGCCCCAGCCAGCGCTGGCCGGGTAGTCTGGCGTGGAGGTGGTGAAATCGAGCGTGTCGCCCGCGGTGAGGGTGGAGGCGATGGTCATAGGGTGGGGGCTCCGATGCGCAGGTGACGTGCGCGCAGGGTTGAGGGGCCTATGCGGGCGCGGCCTGGTCCCGTGATGGACACATCTGCAGAACCATCAACAAAATAGGACGCTGAAAGCGTGGCGACCACAGACGCACTCACGCTGTACACACCAGCCAAGTCAGCCTGCACCGCACCAGCCGACAGCACGGCGTAGCTGGCATCCAGGTCTGCGGTGACCGCGGCGTGGATGTAGTAGGCGGCCGATGCGTCTTGCGCCACGGCAGCGCGAACGTTGTAGCTGGCTGCTGCGTCCGCGCTGGTGGCGCCCTGCAGGTTGTAGCTGGCGGCCAGGTCTGCGGTGACCGTTGTGACCACCCCGGAGGCGGTGTCAAACGTGTCCCACACCCGCTGTGCGACAGCGTTGATTTCCGTCACGGTCTCGTAATGGATGCTCGTGCTGTACGGGAGGGGCGCCGCGTTCATGTCCGCGATGCCGCAGACATGCGCGTGGCTGGCCGCTACTGCTGCAATGGCAGCATGGATGTTGGCAAAATTTCCGCCGTTGCCGGTGGCGTTGAGGTTGATCAAAAACCAAGGGGTCGCCGCATTGGTCCACCAGGCATCGATGAGCGCCGTCAACTTGGATTCGTGCGTGGCCTGACTGCTGGCCCCTGATGTTTCGTACTCGCCCTGCCACCACAACACGCCTTTGTGCGAGCCGATGGTGTTGGCCACCGTCAGCATCGCGCCAAAAAGTGCCGCTGTATTGGTGGCCGGGGTTGGCACCGCCCATGCGTCGATGCTGGTTGACCCGAGCGCGCAGGGCACAAAGGCCACGCCCGCATTCATGTACTTTGTCGCCAATGCTCCAAAGAACGAGCCGAAGGCGTTGGCGCTGGCGGCCTGCACAGAGTAAACCGCGCCCGTTGTGCTGCTGAATGGTGTTCCGACAGTCTCGACGTTTTCTCGCCACGTCCCGTTTTTGGCATACTCGGTGGCGACCCACCCGGTGTGGGCAGACGGGGCGGTGGCGGGCACGTAGCCGCTATTCCCACCGCCTACGTTGTTGGATTGCCCGGCAACCATGTACACGTCGCCCACGCCCACGGCAACGAGGGAGGCAGCAACGGCGGTGGCGTTAGAAAATCGGATCGTCAGCGCGCCTTGTGCCGGGCCGGTCAGAGTGACGGTTTGGTCAAATACGCCGGCGGCCGGCGACGCAACCAACGTCGAATACGCCGATCCGGCCCACGAATACTCGATGGTCGTCGGCGTGCCAGAGTAGGTGCCGGTGATGCGAACGCTGGCCTGGTTGCTGCCGTTGCGCTGGAACATTCGGTAGCTGACAGCCGCCGTAGCAGGCGTGCCGGGAACCGTGAACGCGATGGCATCCGCAGTGATCGTGATGGCCGCTACGTCAGCCGAGACGACGGCCGGGGCGTTGCCGTATCGAGCCCGCAGGCTGGCTGACGCCGCCGCCGTCAGTGAAAAAGTTGCGCTCCAGGTGCCTCCACCTATTGTTGCGCTGGTGCCCGCGACCCAACTGCCGGCGCCGTGCTGCACTTCCACGCTCGATGGTGCGGTGCCAGTGTAGGTGCCGGATATGGTGCTGTTGGTCGCAATGGTTGAGCCGGTGGTGGGCGATGTAAGCGCGATCGTGCCGGGCACATTGGCTTCGGTATCCCAAAAGTCCTTTCCTATTGCCGACAGCGTGGCATCCGAATGCCCAACATTCCACACCTTGAATGCGGCCAATCCCCACAGTTGCGACGACGCGCCGCTGTTGACATTGAGGTACAGGCGCGCCGCGCGCGTGGAGTTCACACTGGCGGTGCTGGTGGCTGCGTTGGTGCGCGCGACGGCATTGGTCTGCGCCGTGGTGTTTTGCGTAAAACAAACGGTCGAGCTACCAATCCTGCGGACCCAGATCGTGACGGTTGTATTGGCTGGGTAAAACACCGCCGAGAGCGTGGTACCCAAAGTGATGGCGGCTGAGCCGGTCGCCGATAAATACCAACCTACGCCGGGGTTTTCAATGATGTTCAGGCTCAGGGTTGTGCCGGCGCTGCCAGAGATGCGCAATACCTCGTGCCCATTGCTTCCGCCCGGATTTGACGCCGGCATGTTGAGGCGCAGCGCAAGGGTGAAATCACCAGTGCCAAATTGCAGCCCGTAATCGGTCGTGTTGTTGTAGTCGTAAGACGACCCGCTGACGGACTTGCGTGTGGGCTCACCGTTCAGCGTGGTCTGCGAGATGGTCCCGGTCTTGACCAGCGTCGGAGACGTTGCGCCCTGGTACACCCATGGCACACCCTCAGAAAGCGCACCAATGCCGGTGAAGTCGTACGCCAATACAACGTTGTTTGACCAGGCAGTATTCGATGCGTTGGCCGCAAGCGGCGTTGTTCTGTCGCTGTAAAGGACCGTCATGTCAACTCACACCAAGTAGTCGCCAGCGATGATCAAGGATTGGTATCGCCCTGGACGCGCAGCGTGAAGCTGTCGGCATACACGGCCGCGGCGGCGGTGACGGTGCGCCGCACCCATACCGGAAAGTAGGCGCCGGGCGCGAGGTCGCCAATGGTGAGGCCGCCGGCAAAGCTGCTGGGCGCGGAGAACGTCTCGCCAACGGGTGCGGTGTTCTCGTTGGCTACCGTCTCGGCCGTGCCGTTGAGGCCCTCGCCTCCCAGGGCGATGGCGATGGCGGTGTCGGCGCTGGGGGTCTGGGTCTGGATCCAGATCTTGGCGGACAGGTAGGTGAGCGTGGCGTGGGTGTTCTTGACGTAGACGCAGCGGTATTCGGTATCGCCGGCTGCAGCCTCTGCGCTGGCGACGTCATCGAAGATGCTGGCGCCTGCGTCGACCGACGAGATGGCGCCGCCCAGGGACAGCAGCGGATCAGCGTTGGCCGCGCCGCCGCTGAGTTTGTATTTGATGTCGGAGGAGA